TTCCTGATGTTATCACAGGCACTGCTGCATTTAGAGTGGTTCCACTAAAACTTAAATTACTGCCAAGTGTTATTTCTTGCATTGTACCGTTTGTACCGCTCTCTCTACCAAGCAAACGGTTATTAGTTATGTTTTGAATTTTTGCATACGTTACCGCTTGATTATCAATTGTCCAAGTCGATCCAGATCCTGATACTGAGATGTCGCCTTTGTCCCCGTCTGAAATACCGCCGCCGCCTGTTGAGTTGATTGTAATTGTATCTGTGGTTGCGTCTGTTGTGATTGTTACGTTTGTACCAGCTACTAAAGTTAGCGTGTCTGAAGTACCATCTGCTATTACATTTGATTGGCCCGCTACTGCTATAGTGCTAAATAAATTCTGATCGCCTGTATTAGTCCCTGAGCTGGTTCCAGAAAAAGTGCCGCTTTGGGTTGCCAGGGTTCCAAGTCCAAGAGTAGTTCTTTGCGCCGCCGCGTCTGCGTCATCAAGAAGAGCTTTCCCAGCTGTCGTTATATCGCCACCAAGCTTGCTAGTACTGACTGCGCCGTTTGCAATTGTTGCCGCAAAAGAGCCTGTACCTGTACCAGTTACATCACCCGTTAAAGTTATAGTTTGATCGCCAGTATTAGTGCCTGAGCTGGTTCCAGAAAAAGTACCGCTTTGGGTTGCCAAGGTTCCAAGTCCAAGAGTAGTTCTTTGCGCCGCCGCGTCTGCGTCATCAAGAAGAGCTTTACCCGCTGTCGTTATATCCCCGCCAAGTTTACTAGTGCTGACTGCGCTGTTTGCAATTGTTGCCGCAAAAGAGCCTGTACCAGTACCAGTTACTTCACCCGTTAAAGTTATAGTTTGATCGCCAGTATTAGTGCCTGAGCTGGTTCCAGAAAAAGTGCCGCTTTGGGTTGCCAGGGTTCCAAGTCCAAGAGTAGTTCTTTGCGCCGCCGCGTCTGCGTCATCAAGAAGAGCTTTCCCAGCTGTCGTTATATCCCCGCCAAGCTTGCTAGTACTGACTGCGCCGCTGTCAATAGTCCAAGTAGATCCAGATCCAGATACAGAAATGTCGCCTTTGTCGCCATCTGTAACGCCTGGATTTGTGGTTGCAATTGTAACCGCGCCCGCCGCGTTGGTAATTGTAATATTTGAACCTGCTGTTAAATTTGCATTTTTCCAAAGCTGATTGGTTTGATCTCTAATTAATAAATTTCCATTAGCTGGGTTTGAAATTAAAACATCATGGATCTCATTAAGCTCATAGCCGTTTTGTGGTTTGACGTAAATTTGACCATTACCAGCATTAGCGCGTTCTACCACTCCAATAAAAACTAAATGATTCGGCTGTATTGGTTTGGTTCTGGTAAATTGTCCCGCTGTAGAATCAAGCCAAAGAATATCACCATTTACAAATGGAGCGCCAAGATTTAAACCATCAATTACGCCTTGAGTAATTACAAAACCTGTTTGATTTGAAGAGATAGATTCTGCTACAATCCCCAAAGTTTTTGCGCTGGTTGTATCGCTAGTATTTGAAGCTCTTTTAACTGAAGCGCGGTTTCCTGAAGCCCCAAATAAATAAACTATTTCGCCTTTATTAAGTGTAGTCGCTTCTGCGTTTATAACTCTTACGTGTAAATCTTGACCAATAACGTTTGATACATTACCGCCTTTGAAACCAAGTTCCAAAGAGCCGTCTGTACCATTCCAGCCAAGAGTTCCCTCTACAATTGTTGGAGCGGTTGCCGCTGTGTCAATTTGAATATAATCAGTTACTAAATTAGAAATATTTAACTGGCCTGCGTCCGATAAAATTGCATTTGAATTTTGTACAAGCTTACCAGTAGTCCCATCAAACTTTACTAAAGCGTCATCAGTACTAACGCCATTGTTTATTACATTTCCAGAAAATTGAGTTCCTATAGCAGAAATAAGCCAGTTGGAGCCATTTGAAATTATTAAGATACTAGAATAATTTTCACTTAAAACATGATTTGCATTTCCGCTGACTGTTTCCGCGCCTGCTGGTGTGATTGTCAAAGTATTTGAAGCGCCGATTTTGTGAATTTCAAAAATTTTTCCTTTGATTCCTGCCGCGCTAGGTAAACTAGCAATTAAATTTCCGCCAGTAGTATTAAATAAAATTACCTCATCTGAAGTTTGTAAAGTATAGTTTGCGGTTTTTGCGGTTGCCTCTAAAATCTTTTTATTGTTATTGATTCTATTAATTTGCTTTGTGATTCGTGTACCAGTAGAATTTTCTGCTACTGGGAATAAGTCATCAGATCTAGGATCTGAGCTGACTGGTAAACCGCTAATTGGCAAATTAGGCATTTAATTGTATTTTACTACCATTTTCCTGTAATAGCAAATAACCATCTTCTTGTAGTAAAAATATATCTGTGATTGGGAAATTGATTAAGTCTGATTCTGAGCCGCTAGTATTAAATTCGTATTCTACAAAAGCCGCTTCGATTTCGTTTGGCTCTTCTGAGTAAGCATAAGCGTTATAAATGATATTGAATCTAATCTGTCCAAAACCAAAAACTTTGTTTCCATCTTCATTAAAAACTTGATCACTAGAAACATAGGTTAAATCGCCCCACGCTGGTATTTGGTTATATTGATCAATCTCGTTTCTTAAAAGTACTTGAATAATTTTGTCGATTTTATCATCAAGAATATTGCCAAGTTCGCTGTTTGATTCGACTACTATTTCGATCGTTAGCGGGATTTGCATTTCATAGATTCTAGTTGGTGAATCAGATAAAATTTTATTTACTGTTTCTAACTTTGTATTAATTGCAATCGCTGGCAATCGCTGATTTGCAATCCATTCTTGCGATCTGTTTACAAAAATATTTTGCGATAAAACTTGAATTTCGTTTGAAGCATTTACAAAAATTTCTTTTAAGCGATCTTTAATTTTTTTTCTTTGGCTTTTAAATGTTGGTAAAGTTTGGCTTTGATCTTCTTGCGCTTGTGGTGTGAAATTTAGTTGTATGTCTATAAAATATTCTTCCCAGTTTGAAACTGGGACTATATCCGCTTTTGCTTGATAAACCACGCTAAAATTTAATTTGCATAAGCCTATATTTTTATTGCCAGTTTCGTATAATGTTTGATCGCTTGAAGTATAAGTTAAGTCGCCCCATTTTGGGACTGCGTTATACTGATCCATTTCATTCTTTAATAAAATATCTATAACCCCACCAGCTAAATCATCTAGCTGATCTGTGATTTCTGCGGAGCTTTGAACCAAACAATCAATTTCTACATCAAGCGTTATTTCGTATTCTCTGACTGGGACGTCAGAAATAATCCTGTTTACAGTTTCTTTTTTTGTATTAATTATCACGCATGGCAAAAAGTCTAAATTATCAAGCTCTCTTGCTCTGTTTACTAAAATTTTATTTGCTGTTAATCCAAGCACTCCAGCTGAGCTTTGCAAGATTTCTGCAATTCGGTTTTTTATATCTCTTCTATAATTGTTCATTAGTCAAAGGTTACCACCAGCGCGCCAGCGTTCCAAATGACCTGATCTGAAGTATAAATTACTTTTGCTGTAGCAAAATTTTTATACATGATTAAATTTCCGCCGCTTTGCGCGTCAAAAATTGCAAAATGAGTAATAGTTACATCATTATTTGAAATTCCAAAATCTAAATTATTAGTATTAGAAATTACGCCATTAACTGGAGTACCAAAAGTAATTGGGATCCTGCCAGCTGGTCTTATTAAAGTTGTTGCTTCAGTACCTGAGTTATCATCATTGGGATTTGAGCTATAAAGCGCTAAATACGGAGTTATGGTATTAGGCATATTGGCATTGCCTCTAAGCCAGTTAGATAAATTTGTTTCCATATAGTTTGAAAGAACCATAATTTAAACCTTGTAAAGTAAAATTGTAGATCCTGCTTCGCCGTCTCTGTGTAAAGTGTGTACTGAATAATTTACGTTTCTAATTGTAAAAATATCGCCCTGGTTCGGTAAAGTTGCAAAATCCGAGTTTCTAATCGACAAATTTGGTTGATCTGTTAGCACCTGGTAACCTGTCTGAGAGTCAATTTCCAAAAACTGATCTCTAAAAATTCCTAGCTTATTACTAGCCAGTCCGCCAGATGGAGTAAAAACTACAGTTTCCCCAAAGGTATTTGTAGCTACTCGCATTACTCCATCTGTTAGATCCAGCCAAGACATTTATTATGCTTCAACAGTTACGTCTATGTCGTTTAACTTAACTTTGCATTTTGTTGTAGCCGCGCCAGCCGCTTCAATTAAAGTACCAATTTTATAGTTAGTGCTTGCTGTTGAAGTGATTTCGCCTGGTGTAACATCCCAATAAACTTTTGCGCCTACTGCGATATTATCAGCCGATTTTTTTGGCAATTCAAAAACGCCTTTGGTTACCAAAACAAATGGTTCACCTACAGCCGCTGTTTGAAGTGCTACGCCGATTAAGTTTCCGATTACGTAAACATTTCCTGAAACCACTCCACCGACTGGAGCCGCTAAAGAAATATTTGAGCCGTCTGCTTGAATTTGATTTGTACTCATTGTTCTATTTTCCTTTTTTATTTATTAGGAATCGTTATTAGTCGATTTTCCTAAACCTCTCCAATCAATAGCTTTTGCCGCAAAATCAAGTTTCATTTTGATTTGTACGCCATCCACTAAGAACCCGTTTTGAGTTGTGATCTGCGGTCCCTCTTCGCCAGTTAAATAAGCGTATTCGATTGTGTCGATTACGTTTGGCGATTCAGCTCCGTAGTAACTAGAATCAGTAATTCTAGGATCAACAATCAATTGAGTTAGATTAGCAAAAATATTAATATTGTTTGCTGAATCTGCGCTGATTGGTTGAAGCATACGTTTTGCGTCTACTTCTAGCTCTGGGCCTACGATCAAATATTTTGGATATAAATTCATAGGTGAACCTTTAAGCTGTTTTTGAGTTCTAAACATTTTCACGAATTGCTTAAAGTAATTAAGCGTTGCATGATAGTTCAAAAGTAAAGCGTCAGTTAAGTTAGCGTGAGCTACAGAAAATAACGCATTACCATCAGCCATATTAGGGTTGCCAGTAAGTATAGCGTAAACTATATCGCTTTCTAATCTTGCCGCCGCTGAACCCATTTGAGCAGGGACTCTACCAAAAGCAGATAGATCATCATTGATGATAGTCTGTCTAGTAATAGAAATCACTTCGCCGTAAGTTGATAGGCTGTAAGATTCTTTCCCATCAGAAACACTAGCTTGCTTGAATTCCCCGCCCTCTGTAACGATTGTTGGAGTTGGGACTTCAGAAAGCTGTACTCTGTTTACAGGTTTGAAATCGTTTAAAGTAACTCTTCTGCAGAAAGGCAAAAAAGTTCTTTCGGTTTCGTCATAAGCTCTTCTAAGTGTTTTGTTTGCTACGTTTGCCAAGATGTTTGGAAAATCGCTTGTGCTGTGCATTGCGAATTCTGCAATCTTTGATTCTGTCATATCAACAATATTTGCACCTGCTGAGCTAGCAAAAAACTTTGCCATCTCCATTAAGCGCATATTGTTAAACTGGTTTCCAGCTTCAAATTTGCCGTATCCTGCTCTAGCTTCTAAAGCATTCATAGCCGCCTTAGTAATTTTTTCGCTATGAGTTTCACCCATTGCGATATTTGAATTAACTTCAAACTTTTTGCTTTTTTCTGCTAATGCGTCAAAAGCTTCTTTTCTGATCTCATCTACTGATTTAGTTGATTTGATTTTTTCTACAGCAAAATCATTTCCCAAATTGCCAGCAATAGCAATTTTAAAAATTTCGTCTGCTCTGTTTTTTTCTGATTCAATAGCTTCAGCCTTAATTTTTTCAATATCAAGGGCCGCTGAAGCTATCGGTTCTTTTGGTTCCATTTGTTTTTGCTCCTCTGTTTGTTTTTCATTTAATTGACTTCCTGCCAAATTAAATGTTTGTGCTTGCGGATCTGCGGGACTTGCAACAAAACTAATTTCGTATGGTTCCCACTTAGTTATTTCTAGAGTGCGATACTTATCGCCCTCTTGAGTAACGTCTTTTGTCTCGTGAATGAAAAAACCAGGGCTTACAAAACGTATAATCCCTGCTTTTATGTCTTCAATTAAAGGTTTAACCTCTTCACGTGTTGAAAATTTTATAGTCGCTTCTGATTCTGTCGCTGAGCCAGGAACCACCGCGCCTAAGATTTTAGAAAGCTCTGAAGTATTATGACTGTCTACTACTGCCGCGCCGTTATTCAATCTTGTAAGATCCACTGCGCCTGGAGCTGAGCTTAATACCATATGAAAATACTCATCTCTTGCGTATGAGTATCTAAGCACCTTGTTGTTATTGGTATATCTAACTTTTATCGTATTGTCATCAGTATTAAAAGTTTCTGGATCTAAAGCAAAAAAATTACTAGAAAATTTATTTCCATCTAAACTTTTTTGATTTTCGAAATATTCTAAGAAATCCATACTTGCATTATAAACCATATTTTTAATTTGTCTGTGGTTCGATTTGATTCATACCCGCTTGAGTCATGTGTTTTGGAATCGAATCTAATACTAAATTTCTAGTTTCTAGATCTTTTAGATCTTGCTCTAACTGATCGAATACCTCTTGCGGATCCCGGCCAAGTTCACGAATTGCGCCTGATAAGGAATTTAAACCCGCTCTAACCTCATCTCTAATAGCTTTGATTTCTGAAGATGGATCAATCATTGCGCGGCGCTGTGGAGTCCAAACTACATAAGCATTTGACGTATCTAAACCAGAAATATCTGCATATTGCCTAAACCAATCCCAAATCGTTGGTAAAAAGTTAGACAAAAATATATCATTTTGCCACTCTTCAATTGATCTATGAAATTCTAGCCATCCCATTCTAGCGGAGCTAAAATTTACTTGCGAATAGTCGCTAGTTAAAACTTCATACGGAACCCCGACCCCGACCGAGATCCCGCGTAAAATCTGAGTTGAATATTCTTTGTAATTTTCTACTGTTGGCGGATTTGCAAAAACTATATCCCTGCCATGCGGTAAAGCCTCTATTAAAGCTGGTGTAACCTTGTCAATAAATTGACCGCTTTCGTTTTTAGGTAAATCTGTAAGATTAGGATCTATATCCTTGTAAAAAGCCATAAAGCAAGCCGCAATTTTTTGTCTTACTAACTGCGTTTGCTCATAGTCGTTAAAATCTTTTAAATGTACAATTGCTGGAGTTAGCCAAGGGATTCCGCGAATTTGACCAGGTCTATCTACCCTGAATAAATGGATTATTTCTGACGCTGGCACTCTAACGCTAGTATGATTTAGATGTCTAAGGCGATCCTCGCCAGGATGTTCTGGGTAAAGCCAATAGGCAACAGGGTTTCCAAGTGAATTAAATTCAATCCCTTTATAAATATAATTTTCTGAAGCTTTGTTTGTGAAATATTCTTTGCTATCATCCAAAAACTCTGGTTCCATTACTTGAAGCTCCAAAGGAATTGAATTATTAACATTTGAGCGGCGGCGGCGCTTGCGGATTAATACCTCGCCAGATTCAAAAATTGTTTTTATAACTTGTCGTTGTATCCCATATAAATTAACTTTGCTTTGTGAATCGCAATCTGTAGAATCTGCCCATTTCCACCAAAGTTCTTGTATCTTTTGAGCTAATAGTAAATTTTTATCATCTTTGATTTGTGCTGTAATACCTTTGCCAATTACATTAGAGCCAATCGCTTGTTTTGCTTTAACTGCATAAGGGTTATTTCTTGCTAAATCTCTTGATCTATCTCTAAGCGTTTGAATCACGCCCGACATAGAACCATTTACGCTAGTACTAGGACTATACCAAGTAGAAAAGCGATCACGTTTTGAACCACCATCAAAAGAAAATTTTGAATCTAAAACTTCACGCGCTAGCTTGCGTTTCAAAGCAGATTGCGGATCAAAGATTTCAATAAATTTATCTATAAAGTTCATAAGCCTGAATCAAAAACTGCCTGTATTCTGTATGGTCTCTTGCCATTTGTACTTAAACCGAGTTCCTGTTTAAGACTATCACGAATTTTGTAAAGCTCTGCTAAAGAATTATAAGTAACTTCTCTATCTTGATACTTTACTTTTGTAGCACCTGAGTTAATCGCATTTTCTATAGCTGTTAGATCTGCTAGTGTTGCCATAAACTTATATTACCAGAAATCTGATTTTTTGCGGTTTACTGGTTTATCTGGAATTACTGATACATTTTTTTTATTTATTAGAGTAGTTTCTAAAACAGAAAAATCCTCATCATCAAAACGATCAATCCCGTAAACATACGCGGCCGCTCTTGCGTAAACTCTGCAATCTAAAGCTTCGTTACGTTCCCTGATTTTTTCCCAGCTGTAAGCACTAATCCCGCCGCGCGTGATTCTTTTTTTCTCTTCTGCTGTAAGCATTTTAAAATATTCGGTATCGTAATTATTTGGGAATTGACAATAGCCGCGCGGATAGCCATCATCTTCATTCAATGGCGGGTCTAATTTTAAAAACGAATAAAGCTCTTCTTTTACCAAATTGGTAGAAACTGGAAAATATTTCATACCCCTATAAATCCGCTTGCCATCCTTTCTCATGTCTACAATTCTTGGAATCTCGACCATCACCACGCCTGAAGCTCGACCCTTAACTGCAATAATTCTTGAATCGCTTTGAGATCTTACCCAGTTGTAAACAATTTGCGTATTGTCCCCGCTGTCAATAGCAATTTTTTCAATTCTATAAATCAAACCATCAGCTGAATAATAAATTTTATTGATTTCTTTTTGGAGCTTAGCCCAAACTTCTTGCTGTGTCGTATCGCCCTCTATTCGTAAATAGTCAATTGACCAAGATTGCATATTTTGGCCCCAGCCTACGATTTCCATCTCTAAGCGATCCCGCTGTACATCCACGCCAGCGGTTACCAAAAGCACGCCATTTGGTACAGTTCCGCGTAAGTAATTTGCTTTCAATCTATACAATCTTTCCCAGTCTGGCGATTCTCCGCGCTCTACCCACGTTTCACCAAGCACCGTATTCACAAAATACTTAAGTTTGAGTATATTTCCCTGCGCCTCATCCCAATCTCTAGCAATATCTGACCAAGAATACCAGCCCAGCGGACTGTATAAAGAATTAAGATGATAGCCTCTAACTTTTTTGTTTTGGGTTTCTGCTGTTGCAATCCATTCACCACTTGCCAAAAAAGAATTTTTATGACCCTCTGAAAATCCCTCGCCGCAATACTTGCAAGAATAAAAAACATTTTCGTATTTGCCTTTGTCCCAGCGCAAATTTTCAAAAACTAATTTTTGTTTTTTATTGCAATACGGGCATGGTATAAAAAAATATCTTTGGTCTGAATCTAAAAACAATGGTTCGATTTGTGAAGTCTGCTGTACTGTTGGAGTTGAAACAATAAAAATTTTTTTGTTTCTAGTAAAAGTTCTGGTTCTCGCTTCTGCTAATTTTAACGGCGATCCCTCGCCGCCGCAATCTTCAGGATACGCGTCTACCTCATCTAGAAATAAATATCTGATTGGAGCAGATCTTAATCCAGTTGGGGAATTAGCACCAGCCAAAAGTAAAATACCGCCTGGAAATTCTTTTAAAAAAATTGTATTTCCTGAGTCTCGACTTTTTTTATCTAAAACTTTTTCTTTTAGTGCTGGAGTTTCGATAAACATTGGATCCAAGCGCTGACGCGTCAAACGTCTGAGCATATCAACAGTTGGTTGAACCATCATGGCCGGCCCTGGAGCCATATCTACGATATAACCTAGCCAATTGTTGCCCATCTCCGTTGCCCCGATCTGCGCCCCTTTCATAAAAATCACTTGCTGAATAGGATTATTAGAGCTTAAAGAATCCATAATTTCCCTTAAATAAGGAGTTCGATCGGTACGCCAGCGCCCTGGTTCTGAAGATGATTTTGTTGATAACATTCTGTTTTGATCCGACCATTCAGAAACTGTCAAATGAGTTGGATCTGGCTTCAAAGATTGCATACATAATCTAAAAAGCATTTTTTCTTTTTGTCGATCGTTTAAATCTTTTTCAATATCTTCTTTATTTGTAATCACTACTTGCCAATTCCTCTAGCGCTTGATTTATTTCTTGTGCTAGTCGCTCTTCAATTTCTTTTATGTCCGAGATCTGCGCCAGTTCTGCGGCGATCCTGCCAGGGATAGCACTTAGACTATTTTTTGTAATCTTGCATACTGTAGAAAAAACTTTTTTTACCGATTTGACTTTTACTAAAGTTTTGATTTTTTCTAAATATTCAATTTCAGCCATGTTTGCTAAAAATCTTTCTTTTTTAGTTTTCGATTCTGAAAGAGTTGGGCCGTTTTGTGAATCCTCGCCAGATGGAGCCTGAGCCATAGCAAAACGATTTTCAATAAATTTTATTAGCGCGTCTTTTTTGTAAAATTGAGATCCGCCTTTTTCATACAAAAAAAATTCTGTTAAAAAGCCTCTTTTTGCCCACGCGTAAACTGTAGCGCGATTAACGTTCAATTCTTTACAGATTTCTGTAACTGTTGTCTCGTTATTGTGTATTACTTGTGTCTTTGGTCTACCCATTTATTTTTTTTGCAATCCGTAAATATATTGACTAGAAAAATTCCGCGCCCTTGCGGCACCCGCTAAATTGTATAGCTGGAAGTACCTTTGCCTACCCCTAGGGCCCTGTCTATGACTGGTTTTGAACAATATTAAATTTATTATTAAGCTCATCATAGCTTATTATGTCCCCTTTAATCGTGTAATTATATTTACTATTTATTAAATTTTTTATTAAATAATTTTCTTTATCTGTATTAAGACTGTAAATATAATTTACTTGCCAGTATTCATTAAATAGAACAAAATTACTTTTGTTTTCTTTTGTAGCTTTTATCAATTTATTTAAAACTCCATAAAAAGATAAAGTTTTAAATAGATTTTTTAATACGTATTTTGTAGCCTCTATAAAATTAAAAAAAACTTTGATTTCAATTATATTTTTTGTATTTAGTAAAGAAATTAAATACAAATCTTTTTCCTCTGGTTCATTAAATAAAAACCATTTGTAATTCATAACAAAAGTTTCATTTTCAATAGATTTTTTTATATGGTATCTAATCATATTTAAAGATAAATTATTAACCAAATTAAATTTATTAGAAAAAGCTTTTTCTTGATCATAAATATATTTTGCCGCTTCAGAAATAGTTTTAAATTCTAATATTTCATTATTATTTTTTGATTTACCAATAATTTTTTTATGAGTTTTTTTATTAATTTTTTCCAATTCTACTTTAAGCTTAGTAATTTTAAAATCATTAAAATAAAAATAAAATTTATAACTTAAAGTTTTGTTTAAATAAGTTTTGATTTTTAATAAATCATTAGCTAATAAATTATTGAAATAAAAAAATCTTGCCAATGATGATATTGAATCAAAAAATAAATTGATATTATTGTCTTTTGACTGAAGTACGTATAGGGTTTTAGTTATTTTATTATCCAAACATAAATATTAATAACATAATTTTAATTTAAAGTCAATTACAGGTTTAATAATAATTTCTATAAAGCCTTACTTAGATTCTTACTAAATTTTTCGGCATAGTTGGATCTTACGATTTCCCGAGCGTTATCTACAAATGGCCAGTTTTGGTCTACTTGTACACTTTTTTGGAGCGTGTAGAGTATTTCTAGCGGTTTGCGCTTTGTAGTAATCCTTACCGCAATAAAATTTTTGTTTCCTTTACCCTGTAAAAAAAACGGTCTGTTGCCGTAGTAAGTTTTTTTTGAATTAATTACTTTATTGGGAAATCGCGGCGCGTTTAAGGTTTCTTTACCAGGGTTTAAAAGTTTCCTGGTTTCTGAACCTGGAACCGCTACAGTCCCTGAATCAGATGTTCTCTGCCCACCAGTAATATTTAAAGCTAAAATTTCATCTCTGACGCCTACGATTGCGCTTTGGTCTGGATAGTCGCGTTTTTCAGCACGAATAACTTTTAAACTTTTTTTTGTCCAAGTTGTCCTAGTTTTAAAATATCTATCAAGTCCCGACGTTTCGCCGTCTCTAACGTCCCAAGCCAAACCCGATAGCGTCTGAGCCATCACGAAAGGCATTTGTTTTGAAGCTATAGCCCCTAATTTGTCGATGAGTTCCGTTGCGTTTGTCTGGATTGTAACCATACTAATATTTTACTACCATTTTAATTATTAAGAAACTTAACAATTACTTTTAAAAAAAACAAAAAACATCACTTGCCACCCCTAAAATATCTGTAATACACAAAAAAAAGCCTAAAAATTCGTATATATAACTTGCCACTAGTCGTATTATTTAGTCCCAAAAACCAGCAAAAAACCACCTACTTGCCGCCTGTTATTTTGAGTTAAGTTTTTTACAAAAACACAAAAAAACTAATAACCAAGCCACCTATAATAATAATAATAATAATTTTATATAAATATTTATTATTATTATTATACCCCTGGCAAGATGGTTTAATACATAGTGTTTGTTTTTAGCATATTTGATTTTTTTAAAAAACTTGATATTTTTTCTCTCCGTATACATTGTTGTTGATGAAACCACTTGCCACCCCTAAAAATGGCGTGGTTGAGCCATTTCGGTTTCAAAAAGTGGTAAAACTGCCAAGTCGTGTAAAATAATAAACGCATTTTTACTGGCAAAACACAATGCCAGCTATACACATTTATTGTAAGGGTACAGGAAACTTTTGCGGTTTTATTAAAGCTTTTTAAGTTTCATACTGGCAATTAACAGCCGAGTTTAACAGCCGAGTTTAAGCAAAACTACCCAAAAAAAGTATTATCAATTAAAATATTTTTATGAAAATCGCTGAAATGTTTGCTTTAAGATTGGCTGAAGAGCTGAATATCATCAGCATTTTTTTATTGCTTTTGGTTGCTTTTATGGGTTTCTGCGTCTATTCAATTTACTATATGCTCCGCTCTGAGCGCCAATTTTGGCTTGAAACCAATAAAGAATTGCAAAACCAAATAAATACTTTACTGGACCGCTTAACGCATTTATAATTTTTTTATGGCAATTGAGATTATTTTTTGTATTGTAGTTTTGTTTTTCGCTGGAACCATCAAATCCAAAGCTAATGGAATTCAAAAAGAGCTAGATCTTCAGCGCGCAAGTTTGGAAATCACGCGCCAAAAACTAGCACTAATAAAAACCAAGCTAAATCAAGCCGATTTCCGCCAAAACGTAATTCAGATAAACAAAAAGACATCCACTGGCAAAAATCAAAAAACTTGCTAGCCAGAAAGCTAGTTTATTTCCTGAGGATCCAGGCCCAAAAAGTATCTCTTGTTTTATTTCTTGTCGCATATTTACTCTAGACTTATCGCGGTCTCTAAGGTTCCTAAAGTCATATTTTTTAATTATCGGCATATTTAACTCCATTTTTTTAGTAAAAACCCAAACAAAATTAATAACATGGTATTGACGTTATTAACCATGTGATCAGCTAACATTTCCATATTACTCATCAGAAACCAGCCTTGCGCCTGTCTGCGCCTGATCCCTGTTAAAGTTAAACATCTTTCTAGATGGCTGTCCGTAATAGGCAATTGCTTCTCGATACGCCGATTCTCTGTTGATTCCCTCTTTTTTTACAGCAGAAACGCGTTTCTTTTGGGCTTTGTGAAGCTTTTTTAAAGCTTGCATATAGTTTTGTACCCGATCAAGTTCTGGTTGAACCTGGCGCATTTCAGCGCTGATTCTGAAAAGCTCCGACTCTTCAAGATACAGGATCGGATCTTGCGCCTTTACAGCACCACTGGCCAGATTTGTAATGACTATTCCTAATATTATGTATTTCTTCATTGTTTCACCTCTTTATACTGGATCTATTCCCCAGAAACCCCTAATATTTACCCCTAATTATGTTATTAATATTTATTTAATTATTTTCTTATTGACATTATAATCTAAATCTGGGAATATATTTTATATAAGCGATCGGAAATCGCTAAATCAAAGAAAGGAAATAAAAAAATGACAATCAAAGAAATCAAAACTAACGACGGCCGTAATACTGGAATCATTAGCCCATGTGGAAATTTCAAGTATCATCTTTTCGACACTTGCGCTGATCAATACAATCTTGTAAACGGAGATTGGGTTTTAAATGGCCAAGTTCCAGGGCATGAAGTGCCGTACTATACAATAAATATTGAATCTTGCGGAGAAAGTCTGGAAGAAGTTTCTTCAATTGAAGAAGCTAAAGCCGTAATTGAGCGTATGGAGAACGAAGACCGCCGCCAAAACCAGTACGAGCCTAACTACTACATGATTTGCGATTCGCTGGGTGATCGTGTTTCTGATATGTTTTTGTAAAAACAGGTATAATAAAACTATACCTTCTTTGATTTGCCCTGTTTTTTACAGGGCTTTTTTTTGGTATAATTAAAACACTTCCCTGTTATCGCTGATAACAGGCTCCCCTAAACGTTTTGCGGATTAGGGCTTTTTTTAATTTAATTCAGAAACTTTCTTGAGTAATTCCGCTTCCGTAAGCGCTTTTAAAAATATTTCGCCAGCTTTGTTTTTGTAAGCCAGGTTCTGGCGGTCTAAATATAAATCAGCGTGGATATAATTTAGGGTCTCTGGCAAATTAACCTCTAGACTGGTTTCAATTTTAATCGCTTCTGGAGCTGGACTAGATTCTATTTTTTTTGCTTTTGCCATTATTTAAGCCTTTTAGCTTTAACTTCTACAATTTTACCACCATCCGACATTACGTCTACAGTAAACGATTCAATGCTGGAATCACGATCAAAAACCTGGTTTACCATTTTTTCGGCTAGCTCTTTGGCTGTCATAGATTCGTAATTTTCTACTATTACATTGAGCCAGTAGATCGCCAGCGGATCAGTTTTGATTCTTTGTTTGAGCGAATTGATCGCGTCTGCTATGGACTCTCTAGTTTCTATCATAATTAAAAATTAAATTAAATTGTCTGAGTTGTTCCAGATTCTCTTTTGTAAGTTTCTTGTCAATTTTTTTTATTAGTTTCTCTCTAATCTTTGGCAAAATATCAACAAATTTTTTCATTGCTGAGTATTTATCAGGGCAATCGGTGATCAGGATCCCAAGGCTCTTGCAATATAAGCTGTAAGCGTCCGCGTCCAATTGCTTAATGAAAGCAAAACTCATCAAGTGAAAATCTTCTAAGATATTTTCTGTTTCTTGCATTTATTCAAACCATGTCCAATTAATCTAAGCTCGCGCATTAGATAAAAATATTTTGCTGTAT